AGCAACATCGGGATGCATATCAACAAGCATTTGGGACTTATTGACAGTACCTTCTGTATTGTAACCAGTCTCTTTAAACTCTTCGTTGTCTGTATTTTCGGCATGGTAGAATTCAGCAGTATTGCCCCCAGAGACACTCTGAGTGGCACATTTACCTTGCAAGAATGCATTGAACTGTACACAAGCATCGCCATCTTTCATCACTCGCAGACAGATATCAGTGTCTTCATTATAACGACCACGCCACCTGTGCTTACAATCGTTACGAATTAGTAATGATGAATAAATTCTGGTGTTAGCTATGAATGCGGGTTTAACATCATTAGGTGCAATGAAGAATCGATACGCCGGACCAGCAATATAGATGTTATCATAACGATCTACAAAATCTTCCATGACTCGAAAGCCGACACCAGTCTCAAATCTAATACGCTCATTCTCATGCAATCGGTAAAAGTCTGATATATTATCATCGAATACCCAGTGGCTAGTAGCGCCTATACTCATTGAGTGATCCCACGCCCAGTTTCTAGCACGACCAGGACCATCACCATGATTAGAAAACGGTGCGACCAAAAGTGTAGCATATGAACGAATATCGAACGTGTCGAGTGCTTCTTCATAAGCAGCTTCATCCTGTGGCTCAATCACAATATAATGTGGAAGGAGCATACGAGCAAATGATCGAGAAGTGATCATTGAATCAGCACGACCTTTAGATACAATATACATTGGATGATTAGGATCAGTGCGAGTCTCTTGTATCCAGCGCAACTGCCGGTTCTTAGTTATGACCAGTTTTGGGTGCCATACGTTTTTAGTCTTACTAGTTAGTGCTTGTCCTATTTTCTGAGAAAAGTCGTTATAGTCTTCTTCACTCCTAAACTTCATCACAATATTTCTATATGGATGATTTTTCTTTTGGCTATACTCTGGCATTCCTTTCCATTGAGATTTCCAATACTTATCGACAATCTGACTCTCAACATCGACAGTTTTTTTGACTTCCTTTTGGGCAAGCTTATCTCGATCTATGACAACAGGGGTAGAGTCTTCTTCGAAGAGACTCCGTTTCGTATCATGAAGAGGATGAAAAAACTCTTTACCTTTAATGGGAAGCATTTGATTAATCTTCGTACAAAAATCTACAACATCATCTAGGTTTCTGAAGCTAACGTAGATAGACTTCCACACATCGCTGTCCACCTTCTTGACATTACCAGTATCATAAAGAACTTCGGGAAGAGGCTCATCGAAAAACCTGTCTAAACTAACGCTGTAAACATCACTCTTTTTAGAGTCATTGTCCATATAGTTATCATAACTAGAACTCTCTTTCACACTCATACAAAAAACTCCATTAAGGTTTTAGGTTTACCAGTTGCATCATTATATCGCAAACTAATCATTTTGTCAATACTTAATTTCCAGTTAGTCAAACTATGCTTTCTTTTTGTCATAGAAGCAATATCTCTTCGCTTAGATTCTGGTATAGCAATTGCCTTTCTTGCCGCAGATTCGAATTCTTCTTTAGAGCATTTTTTTCTAATCTTAATATAATGTGAGGAATCAGCCGCAATTGACTCGCTTGCGTGTGTATCAGTGTCATCTACTAGCAAAATAACTGGTACTCCACAACCTAGTGCTTCCATTGCTGTGATTCCCCAAGATTCTTTTGGCCATGTAGACACAAACGCAGACGATTTACTGACTGCCTCTAAAACATCAGAATGGGCATAACCAAGCATAGTGCATTGAGGCTCTGTCCAATTCTGATTATCCTCGACATACTTATTTCTGGCATCATTCTTATAGAGAGTATTGTTAGACACAACAAGACTATTTAGGTCAGTGTTCTGTAGCTTTCTGTGTATAAGAAATGGATCTTTGTCATCATCAAATCTTCCTACTGTAGATACATCGTACCTATTGTCGCTAGAATAAGGAGTGTCGCTGCGTAAATATGAAGGATTTATAAATCCTTTAATATTACCAAAGTCAACATCTTTAATTCTCTTTGCCATATTTCGATGAAAATCTAGCTGAAATTGACTAACAAAGTAGATGTGGGCACCAGAGTCGTTTAGAGTCTTAAGAATGGTGCCCAGTTCAATCATACGAATATCGCGAACAAGAGGCTCATGCACAATCGCTATCAAAGGCAAACCTAAAGATATCATCATCTTGCCCCACCAAGGATTGTTGAAAATAATCATGTCTGGATCATGTTGAGCAATAGCATCCTGTATTCGTCTTTTGGTTAAACGATTGTCTTTATCTTCTCGCGTAATCATAACAGGAATGATGCCATCAATGTGTTCTTCCAAATTATAATAAAACTTTTCCATTCCACCCTCAACAACTTTTTTACCCTTTGACTCTGCATTAGTCGCAATATCTGCGAGCAGATTTTGTGGGTGAGTGAAATATGGTAGTAGTATTTTCATAATATTTTATGTTGCCATCCTGCTGAAGTTTTTCACTTTTTCAAATTTGATCACACTATGGAACTTGTCGAACAGTTGATCACCCTTATGACTTATAATAAAGATATTTGAGTCGGATGTTAATTCCTCAATGATCTTCAGAAACTCTTCTGTGCCAGATGAATCAAGAGAAGAGTCCATTATCTCGTCCATTATGAGTAAATTAGTAGACACGGAATTGCGTAGTTTAGAGACGGCTCTCCATGTAAATAGTAACGCCAAATCGATGCGTAACTTTTCTCCCTCAGAGAAAGAGGAGTATGAGAACTCATCGCGAAAACGAGACTTGATTGTTTCGTTAAAATTCTCGTCTAACTCAAACTGGACAAAGAAATCCATAGCAGATAGATATTTTCCTATCAACTTATTCATGACTGGCACATATTGCTTGATAATTCGAGTCTTAATGCCACCGTCTTTGAGCATAGAAGATACCGCGATAAGGGTCTCTTTATCATCAAATAATTGAGTCTGCTTATCGTGGTTTTCCTGAAGCATTCTTTCCTGTGCTTCTATCTCACCACTATCCACAGCAACGACCTCCTTTTCGGCATCATCAAGCTCATCTTTGATGTAATTACACGAGCTAAGAGCCATTTTATGGTTTGCTCTATGCTCACTTACGTCTAGGTTTCTAGCGTTGATATCATCCTCAACCAGATCAATTGAACGTAGCCGTTCTTCAAACTTATCTCCTCTGAGCTTTAGTTCCCCTCTGGCACTTTCGATCTCCGAGACTTTAGCACTATTACTTCCCACGGTTTCGCTTTTAAAGTCATGCTCAATACCCTGCTTACACGTTGGGCAGTTATCGTTGTGTTCGTAGAAATCAATCTCTTTTCGAAGAGACTTGAGCTTACTAGCCAACTCGCTATCTAAAGACTGCACCTCTTCTAGCTTGTTTTTAACAACTGCTTTATCTGAAATGCTTGAAGTGAGTTGTTCGATCTCATCGAGAAAGTCTTCAACAATCTTCTTTTCGCCTTCGATAAATTCGATTTGATCTCGCAGTTTATCTTTGATCTTACCAACTTCAGACTCTTTCATTCTGCGAATAGACTCGTTATGTTCCTTAGATGATTTGATCGTATTCTCTAGTAGATCGATTTGGTGCTTAATATCCGAAATCTCGCTCTTACTATCGCTCATCCGTTCTTTCAGTAACGTATTCATTGTGGTAAAGATTTGTATATCCAGAAGGTCTTCTATAACGTCTCGTCTTTCTGCCGCGCGTAGCTGCATGAAAGGGACAAACGTAGAACTACCTAGAACTACCACTTGACCAAAAGACTTGTAATTCAGTTTTAGAATACTCTCTTCTAGATATGTTTGATAGTCTCTGGCTGCTGCATCTTGATTCAATAGTTTATCATTTTTCCAAACTTCAAATAGCGCAGGCTTGATACCACGCTTAATAACATATTTGTTATTGGTAATGGTGAAGTATGCTTCTACCTCTAGACCTTTGCCGTTAACACTGTTGAGTAGTTGATTCTTGTTGATCTTACGAAACGGTTTGCCGTATAACGCAAACGTCAATGCGTCCAGCATCGTAGATTTGCCTGCGCCATTATCTCCTATTATAAGTGTAGATTTGCTTCTGTTCAACTGCACTTCTGTCCAAGCATTGCCTGTCGAAAGAATGTTCTTATACTTCACAGACTCAAAAATAATCATAGATTAATTGCCTCGTCATGCAATTCTTTAAGAACCTTTTCGACTTTAACCTTGTCTGCGCTAATCTCTAGGTTCTGTACGTACTGTCTGAGTATAGTTAAAGTATCTTGGGCTTCATCAACCAACTCATTCTCATCAATGATATCGAGGTTCATGTGGTCTTCAACAACTTTAATGTCGCACGGGTCAGACGATTGAATTCTATCTAAGAACAAGTCGAAAATGTAAGGATTCAGTTTACACTTCACTATAACTTTAACGAACGTATTGGATAGTCCCGATACGTCTAATAGTCCGACATCTTCAAGAGTCATCTCAGTATCATCATACACAATCTTGTGAAACATCTTTAAAGGATTAACAACGTGGGTGATCGATCTATCTTCAGTGTCAAATATACTGAAGCCGCGCTTCTGATCATAATCTGACCAGTTCATCTCATAAGGCGCACCAAGATATGTGATGTTATCTATAGTAGATGGATGATGAAAGTGTCCAGAATATACGGAATCGAACTTATTAAACACCACTCTATCTAATCCATGATCAGACAACTGTCCTTTCATCATCTCGAAGCCCTGAAACTCAAAATGACCAAACACAATCTGCGCGTCAGTCTCTTTATATACTTCGAAAGATTTTTCCCAATTATCACTGCATAACCAAGGAGACAGTAGAACTTTACAGCCATCCATATCCAGCTCTACAGGCTTCTCCCAATAGATATGGATGTTACTGTATGAGGAATTGCCGTATAACTGTTTTAAGCAATTGACTTCATTCGTGTTCTTGTAAAACGTATCATGATTGCCTGCGACTAGATAGATGTCTATACCCTCTTCGGCGCAGACACGCATAAAGTTATCTTCAAGATTTTTAGCAGTAACGAAATTGATATACTTCCGCCTGTCACAAACATCACCTAAATGGAAGATGGTCTTTATACCTTCTTCTCTAAGTTTTGGAAAGAAAATCTCTCTATAGAACTTAATAAAGTGGTCAGCAAAAGCGACATTATCTCCTCTGGCTCCCCAATGCGTATCGTTTATCACTGCAACCTTCATAGATTACTTGTCCTCGCTTTCTATAAACTTTTCTAAACCAACTTTAGCCTTGATGAGATTCTTCTTCTTATCTTCTAGTTTTTTCTCGTATGCGGCAGCGAAGTTGGTCATATACTCATTGTCAAGATCGATATATGCTGGATCACCAGTTGCATCGTCACCTCCTTCTGTAGCAGTACCTTGAATGACAGAGTTTGCTGTGACCTTGTGCTTGATATAAAGCTGCTTCTTCTCCTTTTCAATACGTCTTAAAAAAGCGTACCATATGATCTGTGTAAAATACGCGAATGGATTATGAGACTTCTCTGGATCAAAATTACCAAGTGCTTGAACAGCGTTCTCTAGGCCATCGCTTATCATCTCGTCTTTATATGAGTATCCAGAGAAATTGGGCTTTGATGCGAGTCTAGTCGATATCTGATAAATACAGTGTCCTATGTAGTTAGGTATCTGGGGTGTACTATCTCCGGCATCCTCTGCCTCATTACAAAGTTTTTTGTAGTCCACTATGGCTTGCAAGAATTCTGGATTGTTCACGTAATTTCGTTTGGCCATTAAGTTCACTCCTTGATTTGGATACCATTATATACTAAAACGTGCTAAATGTCAAGCACAGTACGAATTATATTTTAACTTATTTGTAGAAATGTCTTGACAATGTAAGCAAGATGGTGTATAATAGATATATCGCTTCAGAACAACATTAATGTTTTGTACTAATCTTTGACTCAAGGTAGTCTATCATGGCATCTGAGTCATACTTGTCTCTCGATGTCTCTCTAGTTTCTTTCGCGTCAGATTGTTCTCGTATGTCTTTTAGCTTAGATTCAAACGATATGTAATACTCAACTGCTTTGTCGTTTGCTTCTAGTGAGAACAGTATGTCTGTATTGCTGAGATACACACTGTTTTCTTTAGATAGTAACATCCAACTTTGTGCAAAAAATCCTTCTACTGGGTCAAGAGTTATCTTGATAGGATTCTTTATGGTGATGCCATTGGGGTTGTTGGAAACGAGATTGGCAAGTAAGTCGTCTCCCGAATGCATTTTGATATGAAGTAACATAAGCTATCCTCCAATATTGACATTATATATCTTGTATTCAAAACCCTCATCATTATATATACTAACTCTCTCCATGAAATGCTTAGTGGCAAAGTTCTTTGTTTGCTTCCACTGTAAGTCATCAACAATATCGTAAAGCGTAGCCTTACTGTCCGAGGAACTCTTTCGCAGCACTCTACCTATAGATTGTAGATTTCGTATCTTAGATTTAGACGGACTAGCAAAGATAATGTTATCTAGTCTCTTGATGTTTATTCCAGTACTGAAAGTTCCGTAACTGGCACATATAATATTATCATCACTGGTCTCGACAAATCTTCTAACGTCTTCGCGCTCTTCAGCACCAATACCACCGTGGATAAAGTGTACATTCTTACCCTCTTTTTTAAGTAGAGGATATAAGACTTTGCCATGCTTCTCGACAAATTGAAACAGTATAAGCGTGTTGCCACTAAGACTGTGTGCTAAATTTCTAATATACTTATTGCGTGAATCGTTGGTGACAATAAAATCAATCTCTTCTTGATAAGTCTTACCTTTAGTTTGCTTGCGAATAGCATCAGGATATTGTAAGACAATTGCGACAATTCCAAAATCCGCTAAAGTCTTATCAGCGATCAACTTCTTGGTCTGCGTGACTTCGAATACTGATCCGAACAGACCTTCAAGAACTAATTTATTTGTCTCCGTTCCGTCAAGCGTACCAGTAAAGCCGTAACGATATTTACAGTCTGGCAATTTTTCTAATATTGACGTGAGTGATTTGGCTTTAAAGAGATGCGCTTCGTCTCCAATAATAACATTGAATTTTGCAAACCAATCCTTTCTCAACTTATATACTGATTGCCATGTACTGATCGTGATATCTGCATCCACATCTTTATCTACACCGCCTCTAATTTTGTGTATGCTCAAATCTTGTCCATTATTGTATTCGATAAAGTCTGAAGACATCTGTTCAACCAAAGACGTAGTAGGCACAATAATTAACACCTTACGCCCATTAGCTTCAATGTGGAAGCGGGTAAGTAGATATATTATAAGAGACTTACCAGAGGCTGTAGGAGATAATAGCATAGCTCTATCGTACTTCAGTGCATGTACTACAGCAGTGTTTTGATAGTCTCTAGGAGTAAATGTTGCACTAAACTCTTTCGCTAGATCATATCCAGCAGATTCTGGTATTTGATTATTGGCTAGTAGTCCAGTTTCAAGAGTTACTTTATAGTCTCTGACATCGCAAAATTTGATTATGTATGGAACAAGTCCTCGATAAATCATGCCAGTCATTGCATTGAGCAGACGCACCTTACCGTCCCAGACCTTGTTGCGTACTGCTGGCATGAATTTAGCGCCAGGTACTTCAAATGTGAAGTAGTCTGACAACTCCATCTTCACGCCCGGGTCTGCATTGACTCGAACCCAGACTTCATTGACCTTCTCTATACTCACTTCATCCATTAAGTGCCGACCCTAAACTTTTCCCAATCTATAATGGCGCGTATCGCAAAGCCCCTATTATTGATTTGTTTGATTATGGCTTCTAGATATTCGACTTTTTGCGCTTGCTCACCCAGCTTCAAAGATGCTGAGATCATATCATCGTCTGCCTCTAGATATGATGGAATGTCTTGACGTAAAATCTTTAAAGGTTGAGGCTTCCAACCAAACTGCTTTAGCTCAGTATCGTCTAGCTCTCCACGATAATATTCAGTCTTCAATTTGAAAAGCTTTTTGTATTCGGCTTTCATCTTACGATGGAGATAACCTTCACCCATGTAGATTTTGAAGTACTTGTTATGTAGCTTTGGTGTTTCTGATGCTTCTCTAGATATGTTTATGGTATCAACTGGACCATCTTTTTCCCACAGGTCAATAATATCCTCTAACTTCATTCATTTTCTCCATAATTAAAATATGTGTAGCCTTTAGACTACTCAACTTCAAAGCGACTCTATAGTATAATTAGCATACCTGAAAGTCACATCAAATGTTGGGGGATTAATATCACTATCAGTAGTATTTAGTGATATGCTTCCAATGGAAACTGGAAACATGTCTTCAATACTTAATTTTATACTAGGATTTTTATTGCTGTTTAGTACAATGAGACTCGCACTAGATGTAATACCCTTTCCTGCATTAAGACCACTTCTCGTATTTTTTTCTAGAGCTGCATATCCTGTAAAGTCTTGTGGTCTGGTAATCCCTTCTAGCCAAGACATACACTCTTTAAAGGATAGCATTCGCTCATCTGCTATAATACTCAATGTTAGATCATCATATGTAAGAAGATCACCCGGCATTAAAATTGCTTTGAATGGAGTCTGTATTTCAGTACTTCCTGAACTGATGCCTGGAATATTTACTTGCTGCACGTAGAATTCTACATTAGGCAATCTGTTAATAACAAACTTAAACTCTACTGATGATAAGAAATTATTTGTAGCCATATAGTATCCTCCATAGCATTATTTATACGCAAAAAAAAGGAGCCCCGAAGAGCCCCTTTGAAGATTAGCTGGGTTAAACCCAGTCTTCTTTTTATAGCAAGTTAGTAACTAATGATCTACGGTAGTAAGTGTTGCCGCTAGCAGCGATGGAGCCATCGGCGCTAACAAATGGGTTTGCAACCATTCCGTAACGAGTCTTGAAACCAATCTTAGCTTGGAACGAGTTTTCACCAACTGCACGAACCATCTGAAGAGGTACGTATGGGCAGTAGAAAAGACCAGCATCAAAAGTACTAGTACCTTTGTAACCGACAACCATGTACTCACCTCCGGCATATGGATCAATATAAACCTTGAAGCGACCATTCAGAACACCGGCAAAGGTATTGCCCGTATCATCAGGGTTGAGGCTGTTACTAGCGAGAGCAGGAGTGTAATCAAGAACGCCAGCCATCTGAAGTGCAGAAGCAACG